CCGGCCTGCAAAACTTGGAAGTCCTCGTCTGCGATTGGACGCTACTCGTAAGGATTGTCATGTTAGTTTCTAATATGTCCGATAAATATAGTGTGTGTAAAAAACAAAGGCAAAGGATTACAGGCAAATTTGATAATTTTTCCCCTTGCGGGGAAAAATTCAGTAGTTTGTTATCCCCCCCCTTCGCTTCGCTCCGACATATGCTCGCACCCCCCCCCAAAAGGGGCGAGCATCAAGCAAAGAGCGAAGCGAAGAGCAAAACACCGCCGAAATAGAAGGCGGTGCCAAGAATGCGGTTGCGAAGCGTATTATCTGCGTCACCGAGGCAATACACGCCGACGGTGCAGAGATAGAAAGAGAGAATGCAAACAATGATAGTTTTTAAGATTTGCATGATTAATCCCTCCTTTCTTAAAAAATTATATCACAAGCGAGGCAAAAATGGCGAAAGCAGGAAGAAACTTAAAACTAACACCAGAATTCATAAAAAAAATTATTCCTTCTATTGAGGCGGGAAATTACATTGAAACAGTTTGTCGGGCCCATGGAATTGATAAATCTACTTATTATAAATGGTTGCAAAAAGGCGAGAAGGCAAAAAATGGAATATATTTCGAATTTTTCCACGCCGTAAGGGATGCTGAAGCCCGCGCAGAGCGAAAACTCATTGAAGAATGGCGAGATAAGCTCAAGGAGAGCCCCGCTTCCTACAAGGACTTCCTCGAGCGCCGGTATTCGGAGCGTTGGGGAAAGAAAGACCGGGTTGAGGTTTCCGGCGCTATGGATATCAATATCCAAATCCGCAAGTATAACGAGGAAACCACAACCGATAGCCAATGAGTACTCAACATAATCTACATCTTGTGCCCTTAAATTTGCCCGTAGAGGCCTCTTTATTTTTCAGAGCGATAGTTTATATCACCTCGAAATTTTGGACGCCTCTACGGGCTTCCTGTGAAACAGTTTTGTTCTTAACAAAAAAGTTGTTAAGAAACTGTTATGTTAAGTGTTAAGAAGTTGTTGTGTGCGTGTTATGTTATGTGTTATGAACGGGGTAAGGCGTAACACTATAATGGTGTTACGCTGGTGTTATGTTACGTGTTATGAGCGTAACAGTATAACACTGTTATATAACACTGTTACGAGAGGAATTTATGCCGACAATAAATCTTGACGTCCAACTAACAAAACAGCAAACCCGGTGCTTTGACGCTTTCTTTTCTCCGGAAGTTAGAGCGGTTTTATACGGCGGAGCAAGAGGAGGCGGAAAATCTACTTTAGGTTGTTTGTTGTGTTTTGTTTATGCGGTCAACATTATCAAAGATTTGAAATTGAAGCCCCAGAAGTACCCTCCGCCCATTGGTTTTATGGGACGGGCACAATCAGTTGATTTTACTGATACTACCCTGGAAACCTGGAAGAAGTTTATCCCTCAGGAAGCGTATACGATACGTTCACAAGAAAAAGAAATCGTTATATTAGATACCGTAAAGTTTGCGTTTGGCGGGCTTGATAGAACTGAAGACATTAAAAAGTTTACCAGTGCGGAATACGGAATGATATTCCTCGACCAAGCGGAAGAATGCAACCGAGACGCCGTTGCCGACTTGCGAGCTTGCCTACGGCAAAAAATTAATGGTAAAGATTTACCGTATAAAGAGCTTTACACTGCTAACCCGGCACAGTGCTGGTTAAAGTATGAATTCGTAGAGGGGAATGACCCACAGAAAGTTTATGTCCAGGCGCTCCCGAGTGACAACCCCTACCTCCCTCCGGGATATGTGGACCAGATACGGGAGGCCTACAAGCATAGGCCAGAACTGCTTCAAGCTTATCTCTACGGTTCGTGGGATAGTTTAGAAGCCGGGAATATTGTTATTCGGGAGGAATGGATTAGGAAAGCACAGTTTATTGCCAATCCCTACGAGAAAGCGCCAAAAATTTTCTCTGTTGATGTTGCCCGGTACGGCGACGATACAACCGTCATTTACTTTATGGAGGGAACAGATATAAAGGACGAAAAGATTTTAACTCAGAAGGACACCATGACTACAGCTGCAGAGATTGCTATCTGGGCAAGAGAAAAGAAGCCAATTTTAATTGGTGTGGATACAATCGGAGTGGGCGCTGGGGTAGCAGATAGATTGCGGCAGATGGGGTACAACGTGATAGATATCAACTCTTCAGAACGCTCCAAATATCCGGAGAAGTTCAAGAATCTCCGAGCTGAAATGTGGTGGACCGCAGGAGAAATGTTTTCAGACCAGAATATCCGGTTAACGTGGCAAGACGAAGATTTGATTAATGAACTGACCGCGGTTACCTACGAAATCAAGAATGGATTGATTCAAATTGAGGCGAAGGAAGATATCAAGGCAAGATTGGGGCATTCTCCAGACAAAGCGGACGCTTACATTATGGGGTTGTATCTTCTGCAGTTTGTTGAGTTTGCAGAAGTTGCCAGTTACTACGAAGAGGAAAGTTACGAATATGCAATTAGACATAGCTCTAAGTACTCAGGGTTATAGAGGTGAAGAATGGCTAAAAAGAAGCTGAAAACTAAAGGGCAAGCGCTGGTTGAGTTTGTTTTAGAGCGCTACGAATATTCGAAGAACGAAATGGCTGGGATACGTTCTCAGTGGTTGGAGTTCTATGACGATTATCGGGGGACACAGTTAGCGAACAAAGAGCCCTGGCAAAGTAATTATATTATTCCTACGCTTAAGGACGTGGTGAGAACCAAAGTTCCGTTATATGCCAATATTTTGTTTTCCAACGGTTTGAAGTCCTGGGACATTGAACCCGGGGAAGAAGAGGACGAGCGAATTATACCAGTTCTAAAGGATATTATGATTTATCAACTTGAGAATTGTGGCAAGAGCCGGGGTGGTTTCCTTTCGGTAATAAACGAATTTCTAACTCAATTCGAAATCTACGGTTATTCAGTAGCCAAAGTTCCCTGGCGGGTAGAGAAGGACGGGAATAAAGTTATATTCGAAGGACCCGATATTGAGTGTGTGGACGTATTCAATTTCTTCCCTGACCCCGGGACGGTGGACGTTAACTCTTCCTGGTGTGTGGTGCGGAAAAGAGACGTTTTTGTATCTTATTTGAAGCAGTTAGAGAAGCAAGGGATTTATCATTCTATTTCTGAGCTGAAAGATACTTTGCAACCATACGAAGCAGAAGACCTGGTATTATCTGAAGAACAAAAAGACAGGGTAGAATTGCTTGAATATCATGGCGACGTTCCTATGGATTTATTAAAGGGCAAAATTACTGACGAAAGTCAAGTCAATCCCTATGACGACGAATATGTACGAGCCATTATTACCATTGCCAACCGAGAAGTTTGTATCAGAAACGAACCCTATCCTTATGAGTGTAGCAACATCTTTGTAGACGCTCATAAAGATAAAATGCCCGGCGAAGCTTTTGGGACTGGTTCTGCAGAGGATATTCAAGCACTGGCAGCAGAGCTAACCAACGCTCATAACAAATTGAGCGATTGTATCAACTTAATCGCTAATCCTATGGGCATCGTGAACGCTGCAAAGGTGCAGGGAATGAGCAGCGGAACAGTTATTGCCTACCCCGGGAAGCTTTTCTTTGCTCAACCGGGCGTGGACAATGTGGCTAACGCTCTGCAGTTCATTGATACCCGGGCGCAGGCTTCCAGTTTAAGTCCGCTAATCACTTTTATTGGCATGTTAGAGGAAAAAATTCAGAAAGTTACGCAGGCAGTGCCAGTTATTGCAGCTATGCCCTCCAAAAAAGGATTACCAGAGACCTTAGGAGCGACGCTTATGATGCAAGGAAACGCCGCTGAACCGATTAAACATACCGTTAGACATTGTTTAGAGCCATGGCTCCAGAAGGTTTTGGAGATTATCTATAAACATAATTTACAATTCTTCTCCAAAGCTACCGCTTATCGGGTGTTAGGCCCAGAGAAAGCTAAATTTTGGGAGGAAGAGAAAGAAAGACGAAGTGTGAGGAAGGAAGATATACGATTAGCTGGTAACCCCGACTTTAAACCCCGTGGGGTAAGTATTTTTAATGAGAAACAAGCGGAAATTGAAAATTTGATTAACTTCCTAAAGATTTCTATGAGTGCCGTAGTTCCTCAGGTGGACGCTATGGGGCAACCAGTAATAGGCGAGGACGGTAAGCCAATTATGGAACCATTAGTTGACCAACGAGAAATCATTAAAAGAATTGCAGATAGATTAGGTTTTGAAGATGTGGAGGAGCTTATCCCTTCCCTTAAAGAGGAAA